GGCACCACGCGGACACCCAGGCGCCGGAGCGCCTGCTGTGCCACGGTTGCGACGGAGCGTGTCACGCGACAGTCACGCTGTTGGAAACAGGCGCTGCAGTAGAGCCGGCCGCGTTGGTCGCCGTGACCGTGCATGTGGCCGTGCCACCCACATCACCCGCCTGCACCTCGTAGGTCGCCTGGTCGGTACCAACAGCGCTGCCATTGATCTGCCACGCATAGCTGTAGCTGGTCGGCTCGCCCTCCCAGATACCCATGGTGCATGACAGCGTCGTGCCAGACTGCGTGACCAGCGGCACTGCCGTGTTGACCGGCGCAGTTGGTGTCTCGCCACCACCGCCATTGCCACCACCCGGCGGCACATCCGGGTCGGTCACCTCGTTGGATGGGTCCTGCGGGTCCAGTCCCATCTCAACGTAACCCGCATTCCTCAACAACGTATTCTCCACGATCGTCGGATACACGCCCTTGGCGCCTGCTGCGGCGGCGCTGTCAGGCGGCAGCACGACCTGGGCACCGATCGTCCCGGCAAACCCCTCCTGCGTCGGTGGCTCGATCTCGGCCGCCTCAGCGCCCTGGATCACGGGCTGCGGCACCGGCGGCGCTGGACGCACGTTACGCCGCTCGTGCTCGCGCTCGTCGTTCATGCCCGTGCCCTCTGCTGGCGCGCACTGTCGTCACCCGCCATGCCCTGGCTGATGCCGGCCGCCAGGGATGACACCTTGGTGGCACGGGCGTCAGGTAGCGGCGGCGTCTCACGCTGCACCATCTCGTCCTGCATGCGCGGACGCGGTGGCCCGCTGCAGTCCACCGGATCAAGGCCCATCTCGCCGAGCCATGTATCGCGGGCGATCGTGTTGCCCTCAATCGTGCCAGCCGCGCCGCCACGGGCGCCCAGGCTGCCGTCCTCATTGAAGTCCAACACAACCTGCGCGCCGATGCTGGCAGCCGCCCAGCCCGCCCGTAGCTCGGCTTGCTGCTTATCCCGCGCCGCCTTGTCCTCTGCTGACGGCGCTTGCCGGCGTGCCCTACCGCCTGCGTGCTGCTCCTCGCGGCGTGCCGCCTCTTCCTGGCGGGGCGTGTGGTCCTCGTGCGGTGTGCGCGCTGCCGGTCCTACGCCTGGCGCACGGCGGTCGTCGTCGTTCTTCTTGTCAGCCATGGGAAGTCTCCCGGTTGGAGGTGGAGGCACACCGGCCCCCACCTGTCCAATTACAGGAGGCGGCCGATGCGTCGGGCGAAGTCGATGGGGTCGGTGGCGCCCTTAGTGATGTTGCAACGGGCGCAGGCGAGCGCGAGGTTGGTGATCCAGTTGGTGCCGCCACGCGCGAGCGGCACAACATGGTCTATGTGGTATCCCTTACCGATAGACTTGTGACAGTAGGCGCACTTCCCACGCTGGCGCTCGAACAGCGTCTTGATTTCGTCGTTGGTGAACTTGCCCTCTGCACCGCGCTCGCGTGCTCTGCGGATTTCCGAGAACCTGTTCCAGTCCTCACTGTTGCACTGGAAGCAACTGCCGTTGATCGTCACCCGTTCGCTCAGGTGGTTACGCACGCAGGGCTTGCCGGTGTAGTAGCGGGCTAAGTTTGCGGCCTTAGCGTCGTCACGCGATATGATCGAACCGGTATGGTCGGATGGATGAGGAATACGCGCCGCAAGTTTTGCTGCTCGCTTCTCGGCATTCCTTCTCCGCTTTGCCGCAGCGCTCTGTGGTCGATGGTCCTCGGAATACTGGCGGTGCCACTCCCGCATATACCCAGGATGCGCGTCATTCCACGCTGCTATAGCGGCCTTCATTTTCGCCGGGTTGGCCTTCTGCCATCCGGCGCTATGGATCAGCAGACAGGCAGCGCACCCGCCATTGGATGTCATGCGCTGACTAAGGTGCCCCGCCTTACGGCAGCGTGAGCCAGGGAAGAAACGCGTCAGCCCTTGGGCAAGGGCCTCGGCGCGACTGATGATCGGCCCGTCGTAGGGCACATACGGCTTGACCATGGACGCCGCCTAAGCGTCGCAGGATCGGATCACATGCTCTCTGGTTTGTATGCCGATCTCACGGACAAGATCTCGTTTGACCAGCTTCTGGTCCTCTGGGACGAAGCTGGAGATATAGCGTCCCGCGAACAGCGACAGAAGCACCTCGATGGTCACGGGATCAGCGCCATCCAGCGCATCCCTGATCATGTTCGCCCGCCAGTCGAAGTCGGCCTGGGCATCCTCTTCGTCCAGGGGATTGCCGCAGTCGGGGCAGGTTCCGTAATCTCGGTCAGCCATGGCAGTCGGGTCCTTCGTCTGTTGTGGTTAGGAGCCGAGGGGTGCGCAAACACCTCTCGGTCCCGTCGCAAACTACCATAACGCCGCCTGATGTCAATAACAAGTAACGTCACAGTATAGTATAGTCAAGCATCAGGCTCAGCTGCTGACCAGATCGTAACGATCCCATTGTCTACAGGTTTTGTTTGATCTACCGTGGGATCTACACCAAATCTGAGCTTCGAGCAACCCCGTATTTCTTGTACACCCACGCCACTAAAGAAGCCATAATCCCTTTCGTTTGTAATGGCCTTAGTCCTTTGTGCCCAGGCAATACCAATTGCTTGGGCACCGCAGAGATAGGACGCCGCTGCATCCACCGTGGCGCCAGCACCCACGTCGGCAACCACAGGCAACTCCGGTATTTCTCTTATTATCATGCCATTCCACAAAATGTCCCCTGCTGTGAACAGCGGATTATCGCGACCACGATCCCACGCGTATTGCAGCGAGTTGACGATGGTCGGGTCTTGCATGAGGTCGCGGAACGGCAGCGACGGCACGAACACCACGTACCACTCCTCGTCGCCGCTGACCCGGATTGGCCGGATCTTCGGATTAGCGGTGCGCGCAATCCGCTTGGCCAAGGTCAACTGCGCCGCAGTCAGTTTGTCGGCGGTGTTGTCGATGGTCGTCAGCGCGGTCGCGTACACGTTGCTGACGGCGTTACTCTTGGTGGCACCGAACAGCACGCGGTCGGCATTGTTGGTGAGCCACGTATTGCGCTGTGCCGCCGAGGCCGCCGCGTAGGTAAGCTGCACATCGCCGTCCGCCGTGATGGCACCGAGCGAGGTGATGATGTCGGCGCGCAGCTTATTGGCCGCCCAGTTCTTCAGCACCTGCTTGCCGGCCTGCAGCAGATCGATCACCGACTTCTGCTCGTCCCACTGGCTCACCGCTACTGCGTGACGGATCACGCTGACGGCTACCTTCAGGCTTCGGGCGTTGAGGATTTCCTCATTGCCCTCAAGGACGGTGTTTCCGGTGACGCCAGCCCCGACGAGATTCCGGACGGTCGGGAAGACTACACTATCTCCCGGCTTCCTTGTCAAGTCGGTCTGCAATTGTATCATGGCATCCATACTTGTCCCAAAATATGGACTGAACTGGTTTTCTCTGAGATATTCTACCCAGAAATCGGACGACCATTGTATAGGCGTAAGTCCCGGCCGGGCGGCCGTAACATTCATGTCAGCCATCTTAGTATAGCTCCTGACTATACTAGGGTTTGCAGGTTGTAACGCGCCCGACTAGCCCGGCGGCAGCTTCAACACGCCCGTCTTGACCTTTGCGGCCCACCCGGCGGCAGTGATGACGTGACGCAGCGAGGCTGGAATCAGCCTTCAAGCCGCGTGAAACTGTGGTATGAGGACGAGACCCAGGCCGCTTGCAGGCGGTCTCTGGGTCTCTGACCACTTACTGCGAAGGACCGCAGATCATGGCTGCCCCTCGTCTAGACGATCCACTTACTCCGGACCAACTGCGCGCTGTGCTGGACTACAGTCCGGCATCTGGCTTCTTCTTCTGGCGCGATCGTCCGAACATTCGCCCATCAGCCAACGCTGGACGGCTAGGTCGGATTGCAGGCACCAGAAACAAGAATGGCTACGTCAGCATCTGCATCGACGGACGCATTCGCCTCGCCCATCGACTGGCATGGCTCTATGTCCATGGTCGGTGGCCAATCGGTGAGATCGACCACATCAACGAGAAGAAGCTCGACAACCGCATCGCGAACCTACGCGAAGTCACCCACGCACAGAACAACATCAAAACCAGGGCTAGAGCAGACAACGGCACCAGCGGCGCCTTAGGCGTCTATCCCGCCGGATTCAGCCGATGGCAGGCTCAAATCCAGCACCTGGGGAAAGTCTATTACCTAGGAACATTCGCAACTATCGCAGAGGCGACCGCCGCCAGAGAAGCAAGGGCTCTGCAACTGCGCGGCAAGACCCGCTAGAAGCGCGGCCCGACTGTGCCGTTGCTGCGCTTGCGGTTCTGAATGCTGCTCACCACATCATCGAGGCTCGGCTCGCCGGTCCATCCGGGGGTCGTGCGTCCTGCGACGCTACGTGCTGTGGCGAGGCTGGGCTGCATACCGGCAGCGGGTGATACAGGTGCGGGTTGCGACCGCGCCTCTGCCTCCCACTTCGCCCGCGCCTCTGCCTCGACCTTCGCGCGGAACTGCGCAGGATCGTCGCCGATCTCGGCCATCGCGCGGTGGCGCTCGACCTGCTGCTGCATCCAGCGATAGGGATGCGGCTGGCTGTACATTTTCTGAAACAGCGTCTGGTCGGCCTCGGCCATGCGCTTGAACTCAGCCTGCAGGGCACTCACCGTCTCGTCGCCGAGTTTGTCGCGCAGCATCCACTCCGAATAGTTTAGGTTCTGGTTGATCTGACGCTCCATCTCGACCTGCTGGGCGTATTGCTGATAGCCCTGCGGATCGGTGTTCGGGTCCGGTGGCGGTGCGCGATAGACCGGCTGCGGCGGTGGCTGCTGCGGACGCTGCGCCTCCTCCAGTTGCCGGCGCAGTGCATCGCGCTCGCCCTCGGCGCGTGCGGCCTTCTCCTTCCAGTCCTGGCGCTTGCGGCGCTCGTCCTCGTAGGCGCGGCGCGGGATGACAGGTTCGCCCTCCAGTGCGGTAGGCGGGTCGCCATCGTCCTCAGCCGGCTCTGGGGCGGCCTTGGCCGCTGGCTCGGCCTTGGGTTCCGGCTTTGGCTCTGGAGCCGCTGGCGCTGCCTCTGTGGGCGGCGTAGGTGGTGGTGGGGGCGTGTTGTCGCCTGCCTCGGATGCGAGGAATGCGTCGAGTTCTGTAGCCATGATGTCCTCGGATTGGATTAGTGTCGCGATGGCGCGGCTAGGCTGGTTACCGAAAGCCGGGAACCTCCACTCTCGGTTGCCGCGTCGCTTACCGTGCTGTCGGTTGCCCTGGTCGCGGTATTGGCGTGCGCGCCAGGCGATCGGCCTGGATCATCGTGTTGAGCGTCTGGTGCGCGGTCTGCGGGATCTTAGCTGCAGTCAGTGCCGTGGACGCCTGCTTGTTGCGGATGTCCGCGTGCGTCTTGGCGAGGTCGGCCATCTGCTGCGCGTATGCCATCTCGGGTGATGGCTGTGTGGGGTCTATGGGCGGTGACTGTGGCTGTGCGGCGTTGTCCGCCGTGTATGGCTGGCCATAGGGCGGCGCGCTGTATTCGGCGTGCATGCCGTGAACACCGCGCACGCTGTTGATCTTGCGTTCCTGCGCGAGTGCCATGTCGGCCGCTGCCTTGGCCTGCTTGCCCTGGATGTCGGCAGCCTTGTCGGCGGTGGCGATCTGCTCAACTTTCTGCTGCTTCTCCGCGTTAGCCTTCTGGTGCTCCTTGAGCCGTTCCAGCAGCATCTCCTTGTCACGCAGCCCGCTCGCGGCGATCAGCACCTCTGGCGGTATCAGTCCCGGCTGCATGCCGGCCAACTGGACCAAAACCTGGAACTGCTCATTTTGTATTGACGGAACGTCTATACCCTCGGCAATCGAGATATCGACATCCAATGACGTGATGTCGTTCTCGACCTTGATGACCTGATAGAGCCGAGGATCGCCGGGCACGAGCTGCATGCGCTGCGCCGTCATGGCGCGCTGTTGCTCTGGCATCTCTGCCAGCATGTCGATCACCCGCACTGGCTGGTTGATGCCGACATACCGCACGTCGTTCAGTTCGTCCGTGACGCGCACCCATTTGCCGCCGGACCAGAACTCGCGCGCGGCCATCCACGCCATTTCATAGACACGCCGGCTCCACATGCGCAGCGCATCGGCCAGCGGCTCGTTGGCGGCCTGCCCGCCGGCCTGCTGTGCCAGGATCGCGCGACCGG